CGAGTAATTGAACCAACTGCCTTCATTGGGAATGAGAATACCATTGTATGATCTGGTTTCATTACGCATGGTTCTGCGGGGAATCCAAGATCAATCATCATCTGACACAATGGATCCTTACGATCCGCACGAACTGTACGGATATAATATTCACTATGACGAGCATGAATACCCGATGCAGAATCGGTCAATTGAGAAACAGTACCCGATGGTTTTACACAGGTAATTGCGGCAGCAGGGTTGATTCCAAGCTTCTCTGCCCATTCTTTATTTGTCTCGACAGAGATCTTTTTAAGATCTTCCAGAACACCAGACAACAAACGATGATCCTTGCTGCCCATCAAAGGGTTATCAAGAATACCTGTCATTGATACACCAAGCAATGCTTCCTCTTGACAATTCCTTTTCCACTCTGATGAAAGATATGGAAAATGTGTAAGTGATGCTTGCCATGTACCAAGAATAGATGCGAGTTTAACCTTACGAGCAATGCTATCTTGAGTATCTTCTGTTCGAATAATAACTTCAGTCAGATTGCAAAATTGACGATCGCGAAGAATTATTTCAGAGCATGGGTTAGTTCCAAACTCATATGAAGAATCGCGGCGTTCTCCTAATTTCGATACCGTCTTTTGCGCTGCCGAACGGTTGAAGATTCCTCGTTCTCCACTCTTGGACTTGTATAGTGCCACCCATTCGTCCATGAAAATTCCAATTTCTGGTTTTTCCTTGTACGCAACTGAGTTGTTTGCGAGTGCTCTTTGTGGGTTTTCGTTCCACCATGCACCAGACTTTGCATCTCGCATTCTTTCATCTGTGAGATTGGATAAGCTAATAAGAGCAGATCTACGGACTCCTCCCACCACGACAATTTCTGCAATCTTACAGACGATATCGTGACATTCGATTGAGGTGAGTTTTCTCCCTGCTGCTCTCTTAAAAGTATCACAGGTGAATTTGAAAAGATCTTCGAGGGGTCTTGGTCCACTTGCTCTTCCACCGAAAGTTTTGAGTCTTGCACCAGCAGCACGAACTTTCGATACATCCCACTTTGGTATCTGACCTCCAATGAGTAAGGAGATAAGTTCTTTGTAAGCCTTAGCCCAACCAGCCTTGCTATCTTCCACAATGATCGTGGTATCGCTAGGACTAAAGTTTTCAGCGATTGTAGGAAGTTTCTCAACATATTGTCTCTCCACTGAGAATCCAACACCAGTTCCACACATTAAAATGTAAAGAATTTCGTCAAATGCTCTTACACGATTAATTGCAACATAAGAGCAATTATATCCTGCTGTATTATCACGACGAAGTGCTTCACCAGCAGTCATCAACGCTCTCATACTTGGCATAATCTCAAGATTCAACACTGCATTCTCAAGTTCAGAACGAAGTTGTGGAGAAACAATATAACTGTTGTGCTCCTTTAATTGAACTTCGAAAAAATCAAAATAACGCTTAACAGTCTCTTCCCATGTTTCTCTACGCTTTTCCTTCTCAATCCATCTTGCGTATCGTGAAGTATGGATAAATTTTTGATAATCTGACGGCAATTCTTTCATAACAACTCCTTTAAATTGGTATCTTATGTATTCGCTGTGAGCACACTCCAGGATTCAGGAAATAAAGATTCAATTATACTTCCAATACCCTTTGCATATTCCTGAACTTCCCATTGTGCATGTGGATCTATTCTTTGCTTGTAAACGCGAGCATATGCTGGTAGAGATCCCGTCCACCACCACTCTGTATAGACACCTTGTGGTAAAACAAACCTTGCTTGTTCTGGTGCTACTCCTGCCTCTAGCAAATTATTGTATGCTTCAATCGCAGACTCAGCAGAGTCACGATAAAGTTTATCAATAGACATCTTAATCTTTGGATCTTGAATAAAATCTTCAGATCCTTGCTTTGCACCATTTGTTGGTTTACCACGAAAAAATGGATAATAAAGATCAGGTTCATACGAAACATATCTGCGGGAGATTTCGTTCTCGGTAAATCCAACTTTGTGTTTATAGAGTTGTGTGCGAATTGAAATCGGTGCTTTAATTCTCAAAGTAATAGATGTGTGTGCGAATGGAGTCCAATGATTATGATCTGCCAAATACTTTACGAGTTTAGAATCTTTTGCAGAAAGCACATGTCCTGTGTCCCATTCACTTTCTTTGTTAAATGAGACTCTGGCAGCATTTACAATAGTCAAATCAGTACCCATGTGGTCAACATACTCAACAAAACCAGCATCAAGAATTGTAATTCTTTCAGTTTTCATTTTAAAACTCCTTCAAAAAATCTGATTTTTCTCCAAGAACTCTCTTTACCTGATTCATAGCAAATTCAGTAAACTTTGGATCATCAGTTATACACTTACATATTTTAATAAAATTTTCCCAATCATTCATGTCGAAAGAATCATAATCCAATTCTCTTGAGTGTCTTACAAAATTTTCAAGATAAGACTTCATACCCAATGGATCTTCTTTAGTTGTTTTCTTTTTCTTCATCCATTGGACTTCTGCCTCATCATCATCATCAAAGGTTTGAGTAAATTTATTATAAGAATTTTGTTTCTTTATAATAATTTCACAAAGTTCCTCTAGAAATCGTTTATTGTTCTCGTGCCAATAATCAAATTTCATTCCTTCCGATTCTGTAAATGTTTTAGCATAGTCTATTGCACGATAAAACATTTCTTTATCTTGTTCTTTAATATATTCTGAAAATTTAAAATGAAATTCGGCAAGACCAGTAAGTAAAAGAAAATCTTCTTTTGAAATATTCATTAACATTTTCTCCATGAATTAAATGCCAACATAGCAGCAGCACCACTGAATGTGTTAGAGGTTATTATATCCACAACATCTAGACCATTCAAGACCATATCATTTATATCTTTATCTTTTATAGTTTTTGGAAAAATACATATTTTTTCATTTTTCTCTATTAATTGTTTTCCCACATCCACGACATTTTTATTTCTAGGTTCATTATCCAAAATAAAGACAAGATCTTGATTCTGCAATTTTTCCCTGACCTCTAGAAAATTTCCTACACCCAAGGTAGCGATGGCATTGGGGAGAAACATACTGTCGATTGGACCCTCTACAACAAAGATTCCCTTGCTCTTATTTAACTTATCAAAACCATAAGTTAATTTTATATTTTCATTTCTCTTAAGTGTGATGTATTTTGGTTTAACATTTCCAAGAGATCTTCCCTGAACTCCTATAAGTTTGTTGTGTTCGTCGTATATTGGAATTATAATTCTTTTATCATTCAATAGATTATAATCTGAATTTAATTGTTTGGCATATTGTCCAAACAATTCAGTATATCCAATCTTTCTATTTTCGTATGGTATTTTTCTTTTTTCTAAAAATATTCTTGCTTCGTGATTTTCTGGTAGATCTTCAATTTTATCGTATGGAGGATCGGCAGAAAAAGAAAAAGAGTTATTTGTTTTTGGTATCACTTCTTCTTGTGGATTTTTATCTTTGAATTGTTCCAAACAATATTGCTGAAACAATGGAGGAGACATTATTTCAAGAAATTTATAAATGTTATAAGATGCTCCACAATTATGACACTTGAAAAAGTAAGTATTATCTGATGAGAAAAAATACCCTCTTGCCTTGTTCTTATTTAATTCAGAGTCACCACAAATTGGACAACGGCAGTTTGCCAAATTGCCTTTCTTCCACTTGAATTTTTCAAGTGAAGATGAAACTAAATTGATATACTTTTTATCAAGATAAAGAGACATTAAAACTTCCAATCATCAGTCTTTGTTTTTTTATCTTTAGGTGGGACTGTAGATATGGTTATCAAATTTGTTGGTTGTGTGGTTTTAATATCAAACACTTTCATCTTCGCTCTGTTAATTCCCAACAAGAATTTTCTGTTACTAGCAGTATCATTGTAACGATTCTTCAATTGTTTCACCATGATTTGATTCATCTCTGCTAGTTCATCGGTAGAAATAAGAGCAAACATAAAGTCAGCAGTGGCAGGAAGACCAAAGGATTCAGATGTATCCTCAAGACCAACATCTGAATTTGAATATCCAGATCGTGTAGTTTGAGTAGCACTGAATATAGGAACATTATATTCTACTGCCAATCCTCGAAGTTCTTCGGCAATAGATTTGATGTAAGTATAAGAATTAATATTATTACCGTTTTTGAGTCTTGCTGAAGCACAAATGTTTAGATAATCAATAAAGATTACATCAGGTTTAAATTTTCTCTTCAACCACAACTCATCCAACAAAAATCTAAAATGATTAACATTTGCTGTGGCAGTTGGATATTCTTTAATGATAAGTTTACCCGTAACACCAGCACTCAAATTATTAATTTTCTTTTCATACACAGTCTTTGGAAGTTCTTTCAAACTATCCAAAGTAACATCAAGAAGATTCGCATCAATTCTTTCAGCGATTCTTTCCTCTGCCATCTCACATGTAATGTAAAGAACATTTTGATTCTGCTTTAAACAATTGGCAGCATGGTGACACAGGAATAGTGATTTACCAACACCAGTTCCTGCCATGACAATATTAAGAGTTTTAGCAGGAGTTCCACCATTTGTAATTTGATTGAATGGTTCCAAATCAAATGGAATCTTCTTTTCTATTGTGTGGTAGAAATCATATCGCTTCTCATAGTCTTCAATATAATCGTGACCAATATGAACATCAAAGGAGACTGCTAGTGCCTTTGATAAAATATCTGGAATAGACCCTTGTGATTGTTGAGATTTACCATCAATGATTTGAATCGACTCCATGATGGCATTGTATACTGCCTTTTCTTTACAGAAACTTTCAGTTTCATTGACCAACCATTCGATGTCTGACGATTCTTGATTGTTTGATATTTCCTCAATGATAAGTGAGACACGCTTTAGTTCCTCTTGAGTGATTGATTTGTTTTTATCAAGAATAATATACAATGCTTCCTTTGTCGGAAGATTATTATATTTCTGTATAAAATCATGAATTGTTTCAAAAACAAATCTCATGGACCTATCATGAAAATACTCCCTCTTGATAAAGGGAGTAACTTTTCGTGAATAAGTTTCGTTTCTCAGAAGATTATGTAGTATAATTTTTTCAACATCTGTCATTCTTCATCAACCTCAGTTTTGGTTTCTCCACCATAACTGAATTCATTATACACTGCTTTATCTAACTGTTCAAGCACATCTTTGGTAAAATACTTTTCTGGGTTCTCATAAATTGTTTTTTCAAAAACTTTTGATCCGTCTGGAAGTTCAATTCTTGTAGAATTTTTCTTAAAGACACCAGAGTTTACAGCAATATCTACCAGACCATAGTATGGATCAAGACCCGTTTCATAATTTAGACGAAGATCTACCATACTATTTTCTTTTGTAAATCTACCTTTGTAAAGTTTACAATGAATAATATTTCCAACAACTTCACCATCTGAATTTTTATCTTTTCTCTTTGAGAGGTAAAGAATTGTAGAAGCAGCATATTTCAATCCTTGACCACCAGCAAGTTCTGCTGTCGGGAACATACCCATCGACTGATAAGTATGATTTGTCATGAGAAGAGGAATCTTTGCGATACCAAGTTTTACAGTCAAGACTCTAAATGTTGCTTTAATAATTTGAGCACGAGTCATATCCTTGGTATCTTTGCCTTCAGCAGTATCTGCCATTTCTTTAGAAGTTGACAACATGCCAAGAGAATCAAGAACAATAAATGTTGGTTTCTGATCTTGCTTTGGCAAGGCAAGATACTTATCTACAATTGTAATTGCCTGATGTCTGAATTCTTCTACTGTTGATACTGGGAAAACAGCAATTCGTTTTGGATCGATTCCACGATTCTTAAACATATCAGAAGTTACTGCTTGTTCAGAATCAAAGTAAAGAACAACAGCATCAGGATTGTCTCGCAAGAACTTAGAAACAATTCCAAGAGCAATATAAGTTTTACCTGTAGAAGATTCACCTGCAAGAGCAGTGATTTTGTTATTTGGCATTCCATTATAAATTGAAGCAGACAGAAGTCCGTTCAACATATAACAACCAGTATCAACAAAACCAGCAACATCACTTCCATCAAGACCATCTGAAACTAAAGAAGCATACTTATTACCTGACGACTTAACCATAGAAGTTAAAAATTCACTCATAATATTTCCTTTACCCAAATAGGGATTCTAGTGTATTTCTCTTTTCAGTTGACCAACCAATAGTATCTAGAATGGAAGTCAACGGATCTATAAACGATTTCTCAAATTGTGTTTTAAAATCAATAAACTCATGAAGTCCAAATTCCTTTGGAAGAATATTTGGAAAAGATATAATTTGGTCTTCTCCACGAACACCACCCAATGGATTTGGTTTTTTAAGATGAAGATATTTAATTTTATCTCCCTCCATGACTTCTTTGTATTTTTTATCAATCCTATACTTTTTAATATAGTGATTATAAATCAGTGATCCCTTGACCGCAATAGGTGTTGATTTTTTGTATATTGTAGTCTTATCAGAATACTTATCCATTCCGTGAACACTTCTAGGGAAAGCAATTTGTTCTGGAGATAATGAATAGAATTCTTTTCTACATTTCTCTACAAAACCAATCATATCTAATTCTTCACCATTCATAGTGATATGAATTGCTTGCTTTAAATATTTTCTAACACATTCTGGAGTTGAACTGCGAGTAGTTTCAATACCCATAATTTTTAGTTTTGGTTCTGAATATCGAACACCTTCAGAATCCAAAACATTCAACATGTATCTCTTCTTAGCAGTCCAAATTCCCTTATCCGCAATTACTTCTCTGCCCATTTGCATTTTGTTTTCATAGGCATTCATAATTTTGGCAAGTTCTTTAAACTTTTTCTCAATGAATGGAAGAATTATTTTCTCAGAACAGTTGTCTAAATAATCTGCTTTTTTCTTTGTTGATTCGTTTGGAACAAACTTTTGAATCAATTCATTGAGATTTAGATATACCGAGTCTGTGTCTGAGGCAATTACATAATCAACATCTACTGTGCCGACAGTCTGATTTATAAATTCATTGAGTTTATTTCCAATCCATTGAATAGACAACTGACCCGACAGAGTAATTGCCTCTGCGAGTTCAGTTGAATAATATCTGAAATATTCGTTTCCTAACCTATTGCGCCGTAAGCAGAGTTCAATTGAATCTTACGAACCAATTGAAAGTTGTGATATTTTGAAATATCAAACTCACACTGCTTACGAAGCAATAGCAATTCCTCCGTAGTCATTTTTGTATAATCTTTTTGCATGTCCAACCTTTTAATTTTCCTTTTCGGATAACAGTTTCCGAAACACTAGATTTCCAATCGCTCTTATACTAAAATTATTTTAGTGTCAAGAGATACTTGGTTGTATTTACAACAGACAACATCTCATCACGAATATTTAAAAGTTCAGTATCGTCTTCTGAAATATCGCTA